CTGGTATCCATTGGACAACATAAATCAAGGGACGATACAACATGTTATCAGTGTTTAAAGAAGTGTAATAGCCACTATTAGACCCAGAACCATGACTCGTAACAGCAGCAGCGGTTATTGTTGGGGCGATATAAGACCCAGCATTCACACTCGGCCCATGAACCTGCGTCATCTCAGCTGCACCAGCGGGAACAACGACGTCATAAACGTCTCTGATCCTCAAGGTGTTTGTTGGATACGCATTATCATCAGGCTTGCCCACTGGTTGGGCATTCAGCGGATCCGCCATCATTCTTGCATAAGCGGGGGGATCTGACTGCACTTTCGCTTGCGCTACTTGCTTGTTCATCCCCATGCTTGCGAGAAGACTTGGGAGTTCCGACTTGGACACCATTCCTTTTAGGCTTGAATGGAGTTCTGGACCTCCGCCAGACACAACAGGTACACTGGATGTCTGTTTCGGCATTAATGGACACTGGTGATGGAGGAGAATGTATAATGACTGGGCGTTTGCACCCCCATCCCGGTGCCCACAATATGTACAACTAATCACTACACACAAATCACAAATACACATGGTAGTCGTTACTACACAATCAAGGATTCACTAAACTACACTGCACGTCTGTGACGAGTTACCTACTTGCGCTCTATCCGCTGCACGAAATGCAGCAATCATCTCGAGGACCCTAGGGGCCTCGGGCGAATGCCTCAACTCGTACTTGAGACCGTCCAACCTTTCTTCAAACATAGCCTCTAAAGGCCAATGTCTAAAGAAGTTGGCTGCTATCTTATACCAGCGAACAGGAGCGTACTTGTTATCACCATAAAACTTATAGCCACAAAACTCTACAGGCCTTCCAGGAAAGAGATCTTTGATCTCAAATCCGAGGTTCTTGTAAAGCTCCACAGCCTTAAATCTGGTGCGTTCCCAGTCCTGCCCACAGGCATCAAACAACACGCGCATACTTTCGGCGCAATCATCCCCCATTGTACAAACCCCCACTGGATGGTACAAGTGTCCAACAAAAGAATAGATCACACATAAAGCCAGAGCTACTCTCATACGAGAGTTGTCCGACGATGTAGTGTACAAGCCGCTTTTCATCACACCGGGTACTGTTTGGTCCCATCTGACACCATCAGAGAAAACAAAGACCGCCAAAGCGACCAAATGAGCTCTCTTATGGTAAATGGTATTCCAAGTTCCCAACTCGG